ACTCTCATCTATGCCCCCCGACAGGGGAAATGCACCACCCTTCTACTTTAACTTCGCTATTATGTATTTAATATTTCTTCTCACACGCACAATAACGCACAATAACGCACAATAACGCACTCACGCACAGTAACACTATCATGAACGTTGTGTACAAGTTGTGTAACGTTGTGTAACACCCCCCGGCATCAAGATTTGGTTTAGCTTTAGCGAATCAAGGCTTGAAGTGAAAAATATATTACAAAAAATTAATATTAAGTTTTTGTAACATTTATCGATAAACGATAAATAATGTAAAAAAGTTTACGAATCAGGTATTGACTTTTAGAAAAAAAGTGTTATACTTAGTGCAACGTATAGTACGTTCAGTAGAACGTTAAGTACGTTAAGAACGTTAGTACTTCTCCTAGCGGAGAAGTAGTTTGGTTACTTCGTAACCAAACAAGGTTAGAGGAAGTTACTTAAAGATACCAAATCAAAGAGAATATAACTTAAGTATCTCCGTTATTACTTTAATAACGTTAATAGAACGTATAGTACGTATATCAACGTTATATACTATCATGATAGGAGGTATTTATGAGTTACTTGAATGATGTTGTATTCTTCTCGTCCATTGTGTTTTCATTTCTTGTCATTTCTTTTTACTTTTCCCGAAGAACTTTAGATGCCGTTGAAAGAAATAGGTTATATTTAGAGGATTTAATAATGCTTGTACGAGATGGCGTAGAAGCTTCTTTTGATGTGCAAAATAGTTATGAGGTGGAGCTTGAGAAGAGAAATGAGATGCTGGATAAGAGAAGAGTGATGTTGGAGATGGAACTTAATGGTGTAACTCCTACGCCAGAAGTACTCACTTCAACAGTGGAGAGTATAAGAGAGAAAGCTTCTCTTGATGCGAGGAAGTTGATTGACGATGATAAGGTTGAATACGCTGAAGGAGTATATAATATAGCACACTCTAAAGTAGACACTCTTGATGTAGACGAATACGCTAATTAGAGGTGTGAAGTGGATAAAATAATACTTAAATTTGTTACTGATGTGTTGTACTTAAATGGAATCCTTTGCTTTGAAGAATATGACGATATTATGGAGTGTTGTACGCCGGAAGACTTAGATAAAGTCTTTGAAAAGATGATGAAAGATCAGTACAACCGATATAGACGTGGAGAAGTGGATGGTGATTTTGATGAGTGAAGAAATAACTGATATAGATGTTACTCGGCATGATATAAGTGCTCTTACCCCAAAGATGCAGAGATTCATCCACTTGTACATGACTGGACAGTATACTCTAGCAAAACTTGCTGAGCTTCTTGATGTACATCCAAATACTCTTGGCAAGTGGCTCAAGAGACGGGATGTGCGTGAGATAATAGAGGATATGGAGAAGGCAACTCATGATATTGTAGCTATACAGTTGAACGCATTGACGCTTAAATCGGTGGCTAAACTGTCCAGCCTTATTGATTCGCCAATAGATGGCGTAGCATATCAAGCAGTACGTGATGTGCTGGATAGAGCTGGACACAAACCTAAACAGGAAATAAAGATCGATAAGACTGTAATAACATATGAAGAGAAACTTAAAAACCTCATAGACAACGTGATAGAGGTTGAAGCGTTTGAGGTGGTGGATGATGGCGAAGAAACTGACTAAAGAAGAGTTGTTTTACAAGAAGATGCATGATGATAGGCAGTGGTATATTGAGAATTTCCTTAAGATAAGGAACAAGAAATCTCAACTTGTGCCGTTCGTCCTGAATGAAGCTCAAAAGGTAGTAATGGAGCAGATCAAGAAATGCGATGAAGAGCATAAACTAAAACGTTTCATAGTGTTGAAAGCAAGGCAGATGGGACTTAGTACTCTTTTTGAAGGGCTTATATTCCACGATACTGTCAACAACCCGTTCAAGAATAGCTTGATAGTTGCTCATGAAGAGCCTGCATCTCAGAATCTCTTTAATATGAGTAAGCTCTTTTATGAGAATCTTCCTGATGTAATAAGACCTATGAAGAAGTACAACAACGGGAAAATATTGAGTTTTGAAAACCCTGAGAATGATGACGATAAGAAGAGTTCAAATCCCGGATTGAGGAGCAAGATTACTATTGCAACAGCAGGAAGTGGTGAAGTAGGTCGTTCTGCTACGATACACAACCTCCACGCATCGGAGGTAGCGTTCTTCCCAGATGCAGGGTTGACTATGTTGGGGTTATTGCAGTCCGTTCCTGACGAAGAAAACACTCTTGTAGTACTCGAATCAACTGCAAATGGTGTAGGTGGGTACTTCCACGACTTGTGGCAGAAGGCTGTTAAAGGTGAAAATGAATTCATACCTATTTTTCTTCCTTGGTTCACTGATCCCGGGTATACTCGTCAGTTTTCCACTGATGGTCAAAAGATGCAGTTCATCGAAGAGATTTCCGCTGTATCTATTGATGCAAATGGCAACGAAATAAGGACTTATGAGTGGGAATTGAAGGAGAAATTCAACTTAACGTGGGAGCAGTTGTGGTGGAGGAAGTACACCATAGAGAATAAATGTCAGGGTGATGAGATTTTATTCATGCAAGAGTACCCATCAACACCCGAAGAAGCGTTTATATCGTCCGGTAGACCTAAATTCAGCATCTCGTCTCTCCGTAAATACCAAACCATCACTAAACCACCTCTTATGAGGGGTTATTTGTTTGAAAAAGATGATAAAGTGAACTTTGTAGAGGATAAAAACGGCTATATCAGCATTTGGAAGCAACCTGAAAGTGGATTTACGTACTCCATCGGTGCTGACGTTGCAGAGGGTTTAATTGAAGGTGACTATTCAGCAGGTGTTGTCGGTTGTAATGAGACTTTTGACATTGTAGCTATGTGGCATGGACATATTGACGCTGATATGTTTGGAACGGAACTTGTGAAGCTCGGAAAGTACTATAATTACGCTTATCTAGGTGTTGAAAATAATAACCATGGTCTTACTACTCTTACAACGATCAAAAAGGCTGAGTACTGGAATTTGTTCTTCACCAAGAGCTATGATAAAATAACTGAGAAGATGACTATGAAGATGGGTTGGTCTACCACTTCAGCTACTAAACCTTACATGATTGATAAACTTCAAGAATTTATAAGGGAAATGCACCTTGGAATCTATTCTGATTTGATAATAAGTGAGTGTTTTACTTACATCATCGAAGATAACGGCTCAACTAATGCTCAGGTTGGTTGTCACGATGATACTGTTATGGCGACTGGCATAATGCTTCAGTTGATGCTTGAAAACAGAGGCTCAGAGTATGTTCCGGAAATTCCTATAGAGCAGAGGGAGAAGTACAGAGGTAATGTTGTAGATGATATGTTTGATGTAGACCAATCAGTTGAAGTAGCTGAATAACGGAGGTGTTAAGTTGGCGAAGAAAGATTTTACTAAAGAGCAAAATGAAGCTCAACTAGCTAGTACGTGGAATTATCGCTTTAAGAACGCTATGGTATATAAGACTGAATATGTGAAAGACTGGCTTACTTATCTTGATGCGTACAGAGGTGATTATTTCAAGAATGACAACACTCCAGACTATCGTTCAAACCAAGTGAGTAATTATATATTTGCAATAATCGAAACCATTAGACCAATTATGCTTGATAACGACCCTAAATTCCAATCAATGCCTAGACAACCTGAAGGAATGGCTTTTGCTAATGATTTGCAGGAAGCACTTTCATATGAATGGGATAGAGAGGTCATGAATGAAAAACTTTATAAGGAGCTTATCAATACGTTGGTATTTGGAACGAGCATATTCTTCGTTCCATGGAATGCTACCAAGAAGAATGTCGAAGCTATTCCGGTCAATCCGTTCAATCTCTTCCCTGATCCACTTGCTACTAGCATTGATGATGCTGAATACATCATTTACGCTTCGTACAAGAATGTAGAGTTCCTCAAGAGAGTATTCCCTGAAAAAGCAGATAAACTCTTTGGTGGAGATATAAACTATGGTGAGTTGGTCTACGATAACAATGAGAACGCAAGGATTGACAATCAGGTTCTTGTACTTGAGGTATGGACTAGAGATTACGAGACATCTGAGGAGCTTATGGGTGATGTAAAGAAAGTAAAGCCTATTTATCCTAATGGAAGGGTTCTTACGATTTGTCCTGAGCTTGGTATAGTTCTTGATGATAAGGAAAATCCTTATAAAGACGGCAAATTCCCATTCGTACTGATTAAAGACTATGACGTTCCCGGCAAGTTCTGGGGAGAGGGTGAAGTTGCACAGCTTCTTTCTCCTCAAACATACATGAACGAACTGAATAACTCAGTCATAGACAATGCTAAAACTACAGCTAATGTACCTTGGATAATCGACAAAAACTCCGGTATAGGTGTTGGTAAGATCACTGCAAGACCGGGTCTGGTAATAAGAAAGAATCCCGGAACTGAAGTTAGACGTGAACAGCCACCTCAAATGCCTGCTTATGTAATCAATGCTGTCGAGACGTTCAAGAACGATATTGAAATGATAAGTGGAGTCCATAATACTCTTAGAGGTGAGAACTCATCAGGCGTTTATACTGCTCAAGGTATCTTGGCACTTCAAGAAGCTGGACAGGTAAGGATAAGGCTTAAAGTAAAACTCCTTGAGAATGCACTTGGTAGGCTTGCAGAACTTTGGGTTAGTAGGATGAGACAGTATTGGAAGGATGATAAATGGCTTACAATCACCAAGCAAGACGGCTCTTATGATTTGAAAAAGTTCACTAAACATGTTCTTGATTATGACTATGATGTACGCATAATTGCAGGAAGTACTATGCCTGTTAATAGAGGTGCGATGTTAGATCTTATGATAAGGTTAGCTCAAACTCAAATGCCTGATGGACAGACTCTTGTTGACAGGGAGAGCGTAGTTGAATATCTGCCAGAGGAAGTGAAAGCTCCATTACTTGAAAGAATGGCTAACAACCAGTCAAGTCTTGCTGAAATTCAAGGTGCAATCGAACAGCTTGGACAAGGTATGCAAGAGATGCAACAGATGCTACAGCAAGTAGCTCAAGAAGGACAAAAAGCTGACGAACAACAATTCGGTCTTATAGAACAACTCACCAGCAGTGTAGAGGGTTTGAAGAAGCAAATTTTGCAACTTGAAGGTGAGTATGATAAAATGGTTGCGGAACAAGAAGAAAACGCTAAAATGGCTAAAATAGAAGCTGATTTCTACAATAAAGGCTACATGGATGCGGAAAAATTGTATGGTGCTCCCCCTTCTAAAACTTCAAATAAATCCACCCCAAATCAAGAAGAAGATATGATGGACACAGAAGGTCTAGGTGATGCTGTTGCAACGCCAGAACTACCAGATGAAATACTTGCAGGAATAGAATCTATGAGTGACGAAGAACTCGCTTTACTTCTTGAAAAACACCCAAATTTGATGGAACTACTCAAATAGATAGAACAACCCTATAAGGGATTCTAAAGGAGGATAACAAATGAATATTGAACAGTACAGAGCGTTGAAAGCTAAGGAATTGGAGAACTCCAACAAACCTGAGGCTGAAGAGGCTATTGTAGAACAAACTCCCGTCGTTGAAGAAACTAAAACAGAAGAACCGGCTAAAGAGGAAGTTGTGCCTGAATTGATAGAGATTGAGATTGAAGGGCAGAAGCTTACTCTTGATGAGTTGAAGAGTGGTTATTTGAGACAATCAGACTACACCAAGAAAACCCAAGAGTTGTCAAGACAGAGGAAGGAAGCTGAAGAGGCTATTAAATTATTTGAATCTCTCAAGCAAAATCCTCAAGCAGTAGAACAAATAAAAACAACCAATAAAGTTCCAGCTTCACTAGATCCTGCTACAGCTAAAATAGTTGAGTTGGAGAACAAAATGTATGACATGATGTTGGAAAAAGAAATTGAGACTTTGCAAAGTAAATATAAGGACTTTGAAGTCAGAGAAGTGCTTGAAATGGCACAAAAAAAGAACATAATGAATCTTGAAGATGCCTACTTGTTGGTTCGTTCACAAAAGTCCGTCTCAACAGATGTAGAGTCGATTAAAGAACAGATACGTAAGGAGTTGCTTGCCGAACTGGAGAAGGAAAAGAAGGAAACTTCTACAATAATCTCCTCTCAGGCAGACCCGAAACCTGTCACATCAGGAGAACCTCAATTATCTCCTGCTGAATTGAAAGTGGCTAAGAACATGGGTATGACTCCGCAAGAGTACGCAAAATGGAGAAACATAGATAGAAAAAAATAACGAGGTGGAATAATGGATAAAATATGGCTAGGTCTACAAACATTTGCAATTCCAGTACAGCCGACTGTTGATAATACTATCAACTATTCGGCTACTGACCTTAGTAACGAAGAGAACTTTGGTAAACTTCTTGAGCCGGGCTTGAGGAAGATATTCTTCGAGACTTATGATGAGATTCCTGAGCAATTCTCAAAAGTTTATAATGTAATGACTTCAAATAGTGCGGCTGAGCATGACTGGGGAATGGGAGCATTTGGTGATTGGACAGAGAGAACCTCTCAGTTCGATGAAGTTGCATACACCACTCTAAGCCCCGGACTTGACAGAACTTACACACATGATGCGTTTACTCAAGGCTTCATGGTAACAAGAGAAATGTATGATGATGACAAGTACAGACAAATCGAGAAGCTTCCAAAAGCTATGGCTAGAAGTGGTAGGGCTAAAGTTGAGAAGGACGCTATCAGTCTTCTTGTTGACGGATTTACTACTGTCATCTATGACGGAGTTCCTCTATTCTCAGACGAGCATCCACTGCTTGAGTTTGACTATGTAGCGGCTCCAACATCTCCATATGGTGTAAACCTTGCTACAGGAGTACTTGATGACACTAACCTTAAAGCGGCTCTTAAGTTGATGAGAGAAACTCTTGATGAAGCTGGAAACCTTATTCAAATGAAGGCTACCAAGCTTATCGTTCCTCCTGCACTTGAAGACACTGCAATAAGACTATTGAAGTCAACTCAAATCGCTGGTGGAGACTTCAACGATACAAACAAATTCCTTAACTCATATGGAATCGAAGTTGTTGTTCTTGATTACCTAAGTGCGGCGGCTGGTGGAAGTGACACAGCTTGGTATCTGCAAGATGGTTCAAGACACGAAATGAACTTCTTCTGGAGAACTAAACCTGAGTTTAAGTGGAAGGAAGAATTTGACAACTTCGTAGCTAAGTATAGAGGCTACATGAGATACAGCTTCGGCGTATCTGATTGGAGAGGTATTGTCGGTTCTACTGGAATTGCTGGCTAATAATTGAATAGGGGTGTAAAAACCCCTTTTTTTTCATTAAAGGAGAATATATGCCTGATATAAACAAAATTGAAAAGCCTGTTAACGTTACTGAGCAGTACCTTTATGGTATTAATATGAGACTTGAAATTCTCATTGATATGATGTCTTCCTTCTTACAAGCCTATGCTGAACAGAACGGCATGGCTGTTGAAATAAAAAAAATACAAGAACCTATTCAAAACGAAGCTCAGCCTAAAACAAAGAAGAGGAGTTCTAAAAAGGCTGGTGCTTAATGAACGTAATCAAAATAGACCTGCCAGAAGAGCTTAGTTCACTTGAACTGCACACTATGGCAGATTTGCATATAGGAGATAATTTTTGTGACATTGGTCTTATAAAGGGCACGATTGAGCATATCGCAACTACTCCAAATGCTTATCTTATACTCAATGGTGATTTGTTGAACAATGCAACTAAGACTAG